TTTATGAACTCCCAGGTCCCCGTTAAGCAGATTGAACAAGAATATGATGTCCAAATCAGTGGTGAAGGTAAGAATACCTTAGTTCGTGGGGCATCCATTTTAGGCCCTAAGATTGGGAATGGTTTCTTCAGTAATCTCTATGGTAACTTTGATGCCTTAACTATGGACCGCTGGCTAATGCGTACAGTTGGCCGCATGCGCGGGTCTTTAGTTAAAATGAATCCAGCTATGGAAAAGAAGAAGCGTTCTGAGATTAAATCTATGATTACAGATATGTCACCAAACGCAAAGGATTCTTCAGAGGTAAAAGCTGAAAAGTCAGCGAAGCTTAGGGATTTGCGTAGGTTAATGAGGCCTTCTGGTATCAAGATTGGCAAAACTATGTCAAACCAGAGCATGAATGAACTGTCGGCATATGTAGCCAAGCAGTCAACATCAAAGGATTGGCGTGAAAGCCTTAATCAGATATCCCCAGAACTTCGCAAAGCAGCTAACTCTCTTGCTAAGTATAGGGATGGTCAGGTAGAGGCCCCAGCTGGCGCTAAAGAGCGTGACTTCATCCGCTCTGTGTTCACTGAAGCACTAGGAAGGTTAAACTCAGAGCCTACGGTGACTAGGGCTTCAAACGCTGGCCTTACAATGAGTGACTTGCAGGCTCTCTTGTGGTATCCAGAAAAGCGCCTATATGATACAGCAAAAGCCCCCGAAGGTCAGGAAAGCAGAGGATATGCAGATGACGAAGCGCCAGACTACGCAAACGCAGCCCGAAAACTTGTCGAAGCAAGAAAAGCAATGGCTGTCGGAGGTGGACTGGGATCTACTGGAGCAGCTGGACCAAGAGGAAGAGGGCCAGTCGATTCCGATGCAAGATTCAACCAGCAACCCACAGGAGTCGCAGGTATCCTCGCCCAGCGGATTCAAGGAAGTCCTGATGGACCCATTGCCAGGGGTGCTATCCCCGATGTTCAAGAAGTAAAAGGCCACGCAAATCACGCACGGGCTTTAGTTGAAATTGGCAAGCCTGGGTCTGATTATGAGAATGGCATCAAAGACCAACGTATGGTCGAACACCTAGCTAAGGCAGTTGGTGTTACCCTCAAGATGTTCAATGACCACAACGCTATGCTAGACGATGGTGGTTTCACAGGTGAGAACCGCAAGCGTGGGGAAGACGCTGGTGGAGTTTACATGCGTAAGCAGAATATCGCCCGTTCATTGGCCCCTGGAGCTAAGATAATTAGGGGTGGGCAAGTAGTTCGACCATTTAAGTCTTATCTAACGGCACTTCATGAAGTTGCTCATGGTATTGCTGGGCGAGACATAGACGGTAACTTAACTCAAAATGTTAACATGGGTAAAAACTACCTAACTGGCAACCAAGATGCGGCACCAATAGATACTCTTGAGCATATGATTGGTAGTCTAGCAACGATGCCCAGCGCTAAGAAAAACAAGATTATCAAGGAGATTATGTCTCTCCAAGACAATGAGTCTTTTGTGGGTGATGGTGTTTACTACGGAGTAAGGCCAACAGGGCCAGCTAAACAAAAACTTGAGCTAATGCTCTCTGGGTCAGATGCAAAAAAGCAGCTTAGAGATCGCATTAAGAACTTTGAGAAATACTCGCGCAGCATCCCAGAGTTTACTGTTGATCCTCTCATTGTATATCTTGAAAACCCTAAGAAGATGAAGAGCGTTGCACCTGAGACAGCCAAAGCCATCAGGGCGTTCTTTGTAAATAGCTCTAAGATCCGCTTCTACAGCCACCCACTAGCGATGGCCTTTGCTGTCGTTATGGCAATGCTCATGAAGCAAGAGCAAGCTGAGGAAGAAGAGCGTCAGCAGCAGCAGCAGATGCCCCCTGGAGCATTAAACCAACCAATGCCCCAAGGTATGCTGTCAGCCTGATTAAGTACAAGATTCAGTACAACAAGGAAGCACACATGTTAAAGACTGTATTGGACTTGGTGCCAATCATAGAGGCTATTGAGAAAGTTAAAGCCTCTAAAATCCTCACAGACACACAGAAGCAAACTATCTTCTCAGAGATGGGCCCAGGCATCCCCGCCGATGTCTTTTGTAAACAAGTCCCACAGACGCTGTCGATCATACACCAGATATTGGAGAAATCGAATGGGTCACAAACCAAACGTTCCACGCAAGAAGCGAGTGAAAGGTCCACTGCGAAACCCAGAGACCAACGCAGTAGTGCAGCAGCACAAGACACCAGAGGGCAGAGCAAAGTACCGTCTGATGCTCCTAACAAGAAAAAAGGGCGGTAGGCCTCTAGGGGTGCCTGACGGACACACTCTCAAAACAATTAAACCAATCGTGGACAAGGCTAAACGAGACGCAAAGAAGGCTGTAAGTATCATGACAAAAGAAACCCCAATAGAAGATCCCCGCGCTGCAGAGGCACTGGAGACAGCTGTTGAAATCATGCGTACACCAGTACACAACCGTGATCGCCTGCAGGCCGCTAAGATCATCCTCGATTTTACCAAGATCAAACCCGTGGCGAAATCGGAAGTAACGATTGGTAACGCAGAAGCTTTCTTAACTTCGCTACTTGATGACGAAGATGGAGAGCAAGAGGATGTCAGCGAAAGCTAACAAACTAAAAGCGGTACGAAAGCGTCTTTATGATGACTTTGAGTTCTATTCCAAAGCAGCACTGAAGATCCGTACCAAGACGGGCGAGATTGCCCCTCTCAAACTAAAGCCAGCCCAGAAGATACTGAACGATGCTGTCACCAAGCAGATGGAGACTGAAGGCAAAGTTCGTGTGATTATCTTGAAGGCTCGACAGCAGGGCCTTAGCACCTACGTGGGTGGCTACTTGTACTTCAGCGTTTCACAGCGCAAAGCCAAGAAGTCACTGGTGATTACACACCACTCAGACAGTACCCGTGCGCTCTTTGATATGACCAAGAGATACCACGATAACTGTCCAGAGATCTTAAAGCCACACACTAAGTATAGCTCGCGGCGTGAACTATCGTTTGATGTCTTAGACAGTTCTTATGTGGTTGCCACTGCTGGCGGTGAGGCTATCGGGCGGGGCGAAACCTTGACCCATGTCCACTGTTCAGAGCTTGCGTTCTGGTCAAAGACAACAGCTGCTGACAACTGGAACTCCCTGACCCAGGCTGTACCAAATGCAAAAGGCACAGCTGTCTTTGTCGAAAGCACAGCCAATGGCGTCAACGGCGTCTTCTACGACCTGTGGAAGGGAGCAGTCGAGGGAACTAACGGTTATGTTCCAGTGTTTATTCCCTGGTTCGCCGACCCAGAATACAGAGAGGCAGTCCCTAAGAATTACGAGCGTACACCAGAGGAAGAAGAGCTAGCCAACCAGTATAATCTAGATGACGAGCAACTGATGTTCAGACGTCGAAAGATTGCACAAAACGGCATAGATCTGTTCAAACAAGAGTACCCCTCAGAGGCTGAGGAAGCCTTCCTGACAACTGGTCGCCCTGTGTTTAACCCAGAGCAACTACAGAAGGCTTTAGGTAACACACTGGACGTTAAAGAGCGCCTAGCCTTAGAGGGCGAGGAGTTTCTACACAATGTCCGTGGAGAGCTCACGATGTATCGCCCGATAGATCCTGGTGAGCAGTATGTCATAGGTGCAGATGTCGCTATGGGCGTCCGTGGTGGTGACTACTCAGTAGCTCAGGTCTTAGACAGTAAGAAACGCCAGGTTGCTGTCTGGAGAGGTCGCGTGCATCCAGATTACTATGCACAAGTCCTGTTTCACCTAGGTCACTTCTTTAACACAGCTTACATTATCGTTGAGAACAACGGTCACGGTATTCTGACGTGTACTAGGCTCGCCAAGGATATGGCCTACCCCAACTTCTTTACGGAAGTCCAAGTAGACAAGCTGACAGACAAAGAGACCATCAAGTTAGGCTTCACTACGACAGCTAAAACAAAGCCCTTGATTATTGATGAGCTCAGAGCAGCCTCGCGTGACAGTGAGATCGAACTCAACGACAAAACCACCATTCGTGAGATGCTCACCTACGTGGTCACTGAGACAGGGTCGATGGAAGCTGAACAAGGCTGCTATGACGATTGCGTCATGTCTTTAGCTTTAGCCAACCACGTACATCAGGGTGCCTGGGAACCGATAGAAAGCGCAGATGACTATTACATTGAAATGGTATGATCATGGATAAAACAGACTACAAGAAGGTCGATGACGATAAGTTAGTTTCGATCTTGGATGACAACATCCGCAGATCTATCGGTTACTATGATAGCCAAGTGAGCCGCGAGAGAAAGCGTGTAGTAGACTTTTACAACGCCGCGCTCCCCAAACCGGCACACGATGGCAACTCTAAGTATGTATCGATGGACGTCTATGATGCTGTCGAGTCTATGAAAGCTGCGCTGCTAGAAACCTTCAGCACAGGCTACAAGACCGTGCGCTTCGCTGCCAACACAGGTGAAGACCAGCGTATTGCTGATGTGGCTACAGCCTACTGTGACTATGTAGCCAACCGCCAGAATAACCTGTTTGAGGTCATGCAGTCAGCTATCCACGATGGTCTGGTGGCACGCGCTGGTATTGCCAAGGTCTACTGGGATGAGCGTGAAGACAGCTACCTTCAGACAATCCAAGATCTTACTGAAGAAGAGTTTGATGCACTGGTTGCTCAAGAGAACGTCGAGATCGAAGAAGTAGAGCAAGATGAGCTTGGTTTATACTCTGGTGACGTCAGAATATTCCAAGACACCAGCCAGGTTGCCATTGAGGCTATTCCACCTGAGCAGTTCATAATTGAGCCACAATGCCGTTCTTTAGAATTGGCAAGCTTCTGTGGTCATAGAACTGAAATGACAATCTCTGAGCTACGTGAGGCTGGTTATGATGAAAAGCTTATTGCAAAGATTGCAGACCATGATGATGTGGAAATGGAGACTGATCCAGAGGTGCTGGCAAGGCATGAAGAGATTGGTTCAGACCGCGGCTTCAACGCCTCAGGTTTCCAAGATCAGGTTCGTAGTGTCACGGTGTATGAGGTTTATCTCGACATCGATCTGGACGCTTCTGGTATTGCTGAGAGTTACAAAGTAATCAAGGCAGGCAACGTCATCCTAGACAAAGAGAAATGCCAGTATAAACCG